AAGTGGAACGACAAAAGATCTGCAATCTGTCCTTACATGTTCTCTATAGTGATGGAGAATGATTCTGTTCCGAACTACTACACAGAAAAGATTACAGACTGCTTTGCTACAGGAACAGTTCCAATTTATTGGGGCGCAACAAACATCGGAGATTACTTCGACGAAAGAGGGATCATTAAACTAGATGATTCTTTTGATCCATCTAAACTGACCTTCGAGTTGTACGAAGAAATGTTACCTCATGTGGGAAATAATTACGCAATTGTTCAATCTTTAGAAATGGCTGATGATGACCTTGCAAGAAAAGTTGTATAAGCCTATAGTTAAGAATGGTGATTATCTTTTTCGGGATGTATTTACCTTTGAATACCCTGTAGAGATTCACTTTACTCGAATGGAAGAGTTTGATAATCCAGATTCATTCAAGGTTTTAGTTTTATCAAATGAATCTATGATGTCTCCCAACAGATCAACAGTTCATGATGTTATCACAAATCACAAAAAATATGATTTGATCCTGGCAACCGATGATCAAATTTTAGTTTTTTGCGACAACGCAAAGAAATTTCCTTATGGTAGCACTTGGCTAAACAGGGGAAAAATAAAGCATCCTGATGGATTGGGTTGTTATGAAAGTGGTCCAATCTTTGATCGAGAAACCAAAAACTTTGACGTGAGTTTTCTTGCATCATGGTATGATATAAATCGCCCTGGCTATAAATTAAGACAACAGGTATGGGAGAGAAAAGAAGAGATAGAAATACCAAAAAGATTTTATACAAGCACTAAGTGTTTTGTTAAATCCCCGAACCCTCTTCCGGGAGGAGAAAAAGAGATTTTATTTGATTCTCAGTATCACATTTGCATAGAAAATCATGCAGTAGGAAATTATTTCACGGAAAAGTTAATAGATGCGCTTTTGACGGAAACTATTCCTGTTTACTGGGGATGTCCAAATATTGAAGATTACTTTGATGTTGATGGGATGATTCTCTTTCAAACGATGGATGAACTTTTAGATAGATTGAATAACTTGACCCCGGAATATTATAATGATAGGCTTGATATTATTCAGAGTAATAAAAAGCGAGCGATCAAGTTTGCAAACTTTGATGAGCGGCTACACTCTTCTATATGTAAGAGGATTAATTCATGAAAATAATACTGACGGGAGCAGGTGGGTATCTTGGTAGTAATCTAAAGATATTCTTGTCTAATTTCCATGAAGTAAAACCGTTATCGTTACGACCAAACAATTTGGATCATATTGAGCATGAACTTCTAGAATTTGATCCTGATGTGGTTATCCATTGTGGTTGGGGATTGGGAAATTCCTATAAAGACATAATGGACGTAAATCAGTTTGACAATATTTTTGTTGGTTGTGAACTTTTAAAATCAATTTCTAAGTTGAATAATGTAACCTTTATGGGATTTGGATCATTTTCTGAATATGGAACAATAAAAAATCCAGCAAAGGAGGATGATCAGGTATTACCAGATAATTTGTATGGTTTTACAAAAAATTCATACAAAAATATATCACAAAATTTTTGTCGGATAAACAATAACAGGTGGTTATGGATTCGCCCTTGTTACGTTTATGGTAAAAATGATGTTTCCACCAGACTTATACCAAAGGTTTTTGACTCATGCATTAATAAAAATGATTTAGTCTTAAATTCTTGTAATTCTATAGTTGACTATCTGTACATAGATGATTTCTGTTCCGCCATTAATAATCTTTTGGTAACATCATCATCTGGTGTATACAACATATGTTCTGGAAAAGAATATAAGATTTCTGATGTAATATCACAAATTCAAGATATAACTCATGTAGACGATACTATAAGTTACGATGTATCGTTGGATAGAGATGATTCATATTCATATATATGCGGTGACAATAAAAGACTAAGGGCTACGGGGTGGAGTCCTTCTTTTAATTTGACTGATGGACTGCAAGACACCTTAAATTATTTTTCATTAGGAGAGTGTATCAAATGATTGTTCAAATGACCGTTTCTAGAAATGATTTGTTCTTGATAAAGGAACTTTTACCCATATGGAAAAACTATGCTGACGGCTTTGTTTTTGTTGATGATAGATCAACTGATGGTACATATGATTATCTGATGGACAATAAAGAAAATTATAACATACTTGATGTTATCCGTATAGATGAGGGTATTGATGGTGATGATTTGTGGATGGAGTCAAACCTAAGACAGCCCTTGTTTGACAAAGCTCTAGAATATTCTGGAAATATCATATGCCTTGATACTGATGAGTATCTAGATGGTTTAATTACAAAGGAACAACTTGAGTCGTTACTAGAGCAAAATAGAGATGTATTAATTAATCTGCCGTGGATTCAGTATACAGATAAAAATAAAATTAGAGTCGATGGTCCGTGGAATGTTGGAGTCAACTATAAGGATAGACTAGGTTCATATTCAAAAAGAGCCTTATATCGGGAGGCACAAACTCATGGGGAACATTTACCAAATCCGGGGAGCATGGGTAGAATTGATGTCCCGTTATTATTTGTGTCTCACTTACAGTGGATGGATAAGAGAACTGTGGCAATTAAACAATACTTCTACAAAATACTTGACTATGTTCATAATTTAAAGCATAATGTTGATATTGTTCCCTCGTCTGCGTATGATGAATCGGTTAGAAATTTTGAGTGGGACTATGCGGAGTTTGATTTTCCTCTTAAGGTGCGGAGTGATTTATTTGATGAAAATGTAGTGAATGATAAAAATAGAATGCTATTTATAAAGGACAGTATTGAGAAATATAATATACCTAATCTTAATGATTGGGGCATGGGGATTCATTAATGGAAGAAATTTTAAATCTAGTAGAAAAATATATCACAAAGAAAGATGAGCAGAAGACTTGGACCGCTGGTAAAGACTGGGTTCAATATGCTGGACCTTTTTTTGGAACCGAAGAATACACTGAGGCGGTTAAGTCTATTCTTAATGGCTGGTTAGTTTTAGGTCAGGCGGGTATAAGATTTGAACATAAGTTTCCTCGTCTCATGGATAAGGAATTTGGTGTTCTCACCAATAGTGGTAGTAGTTCAAATTTAATTATGATGTCTGCTCTTTCCTCCAAGAGAGGAATGAATTTACCAAAGGGAACGAAAGTTATTACTCCCATAGCAGGATTTCCAACCACAATTAATCCTATTTTCCAATTAGGATTTGAACCTGCTTTTGTTGATATTGATTTAGATACATTGAATCTTAATTTAGATCAGGTAGAGGATAGGGCGAAAGAAGGATGTAAAGTTATTACATTTGCACATGTTCTGGGAAATCCACCAAATATGGATAGATTAATGGAAATCATAGAACAATATGATTTAATTCTTCTAGAGGATTGCTGTGATGCACTCGGTTCGACTTACAAAGGAAAGCCTTTGGGTGGATTTGGCGATTTTGCATCTTGCTCTTTTTATCCTGCACACCACATTACGATGGGAGAGGGTGGTTTTGTTGCATGTAAAACAAAGGAACAGGAAATAATTGCTAGAAGTTTTAGGGAATGGGGCCGCGGTTGTTATTGCGTGGGTAAAAAGGCCGGACTTTTGAAAAATGGCACCTGCAAGAATCGTTTTTCGAATTGGTTGCCTTCTTTACCTGATGAAATTTTTGATCACAAGTATGTCTATGACGAGATCGGATACAATCTAAAACCAACAGATCTGCAAGCGTCGATGGGATTGGTTCAGTTGGACCGACTGGATGAAATAATTAAAAGACGAAAGCATAATCACAAGAGACTTTGTAATATTTTCTCTAAGTACGAAGAACACTTTGTGATTCCAGAGGCAACTGAGCACTCAGATCCTGCTTGGTTTGCTTTTGCTCTTACAATTAAAGATGGATCTCCTTTTAAGAGAAGAGATTTGGTTGATTTCTTGGAGGAGAACATGATACAAACAAGACCCTATTTTGCAGGAAACATTATGTTACAGCCTGCATATGAAGGCTTAATGGATCAAAAGGAGGTTATAGAAAAGTATCCAAATGCTCGTAAAATTACTACGGACACTTTCTTTTTGGGTACAAGTCCAGTAATAACCGACGAACAACTTGATTATATTGAGGAAACTGTCGATAAGTTTTTCAAAGAAAGACCTTATGTTTTACGAGTTTTAAGATGAAAAATACTTTATTGTTAACAGGTTACACTGACTCTTACAGGGATATATTTGATCCTAATCATAAAGATGACACCATAGAAAGTGTTTTTGATGCTACTTTACCCTCTAAATTGTCATATGTAAAAAAGCATAATTATGACATTATGTGCGTTAGAAATTTTGAGGGTGCTTCTGGGGTGGAAAAAAATGAAAGTTTTAATAACCCAACAAGAGACTTAGGGTTTGCTCGGATAGCAAAGACTTTTCAAATGTTACAATTTTATGATATTGTTATGTGGATTGATGCGGATTCTTTGATCACCAATCAAGAATCTTCTATAGAGAATATAATTGGTGATGCAAATCAACCTTTTATCGCATCTCATGATTGGTCTACTAAAAATTATATTTCCACTGGTAATTTTATAATTCAAAAAACAGATGGCATTCAGGATTTTGTTAACGCTTTTTATGGGGTTGCCAGTAATTTTCCAGAAGAGCAATCTACTGTAAATTGGATTTATTCTAATA